GTACCTTACTTGATTTATCAGGTACAGCGACAACTGGTTAAAACCTAAAAATTAAAACCGTAAGAGGGCTAATAAGCCCTCTTTTTTATTATTAAGAGAAAAGCGCCATGAAGATTATCTATACACGCATTGCAGCAGCTGCTGCATTAGAGACGGGCATTATTGCTAACCCTGACTATTATGAAAACCCAAATTTGAAAGCAAAAGAGGTAATTATTTACGGTAATTATCCAAAGATTCAAAAGGATTATGAAACTTTGGAAGTTCCAGTTGAAGTTCGTAAGTTGAAAGAGCCAGAAAAAACGACTTTGGCCACAGTAAATGTCGCAGTGGGAATTACCCCTGAACTTCAAGCTGTGATGGATGATGCAAAAGCTGAATGTGAAAAGGTGGTTGAAGAAAACACTCAGCTTAAGCAAAAAATTGCCATCTTAGAGCAGGCTGGTGGTAACCAGTCAGAGTTGTTATCTGAGAATTCACGATTAAAAGATGCAGCAGTCTTAGCAGATAAAGCTCTCAAAGATGCTGAAGCTCAAGTGTTGGGTATAAAAACTGAATTTGACGCATTTAAAAACGATATTCCCGCAATGCAAGCACGTATTGCTGAATTGGAAGCTGGAAAAGCGGAAGAAAATCCAGCTACAGAAACGGCAGCTAATGATTTTGAAAATTGGTCAAATGATCAATTAAAAGAGTATTTGGCTAGTAAGAACATTGGCTACAAGCCATCTGCAACAAAAGCAGAACTCCTTAAATTGATCCCTAAGGAATAATGCAATGAGCTTTATTACTGTAGATGACGCAAATTCAATTTTGGGCAGCGATTTTGCACCAGACAGTGATAAAGCTCGTCTGGTAAAGCTGGCAAATGTCTGGATGAAAAAACGGATTGGTTTTGTACCAGATCCAATTGATCCACTTCTTAAAGATGCTGCATGTGAAATTATCAAAGGAATTCTGGCCAAGGAAATTTATAACGGCAAAGACCAGCAGTTGAAGCGTAAGAAAGTTAAAGCTGATTCTGTTGAGTCAGAAAAAGAATATCAAGACGGATCTGAAGCAATCTCTAGCTTTGAACAGATAGCAATTGATTTTATTGATTCACTTGATTTGAAAGATCCAAATGCAAGTTTTAATGGCTTTGGCATTCCACTTTACAGGGCTTGATATGGGCTTACGTGACGAAATTCAGGCAGACATTGCTGAAGCATTTAATGATGATTTGGCTGACGCCGTTCATACCTTTACATGTGAGCGGATTTCAAAAACGAATTGGGATCCTAAAACTGAAACTTATGTCGAAGTTAAAGAAAACTATTCTGGTCGTGGCGTTCTGTTTGGCTCATACAGTCAATATGAGATTCAGACGCTTGGAGTACTGGCAACGGATAAAAAGGCTACCGTGCTTCAAAATGAAGTGACAATGGCTCCAAAAATTGACGATGAATGGCTAACAGCTTTAGGCTCATTTCGAGTTATCCATATTCAACAAGATCCAGCCAGTACAATCTGGAAATGTCAGCTTCGAAAAGTGTAGGGGCTAAAATGGTTAATCCTGATTATGTTCCTGAATGGTATATCTCGCCTTTTCAACATGTGCAGTACACGCTTGCTCGAAATCAACTACACATGGATTTGTTATTTGAAGATATGGATAAGGCCGATCAATTTTTGGATATGGGAGCGGATGCGCAAGTTAGTACTTTTTCTGATGGTGCATATGCGATTGTCCAGATTGGGGATACATCCGATAAAGATCAAATTCAAGTTTATGGATTGCTTTTACATGAAGCTGTTCATGTCTGGCAAAAGATGAAAAAGCTAATGGGTGAACGAGAACCGAGCTCTGAGTTTGAAGCTTATTCAATTCAGGCGATCGCTCAGGATCTCTTTAAGATGTATGAGGAAAGCGAGGTTAAAAGTCATGGGATGGAAGGGGAAAAAGCCGTCTAGTTTTAGTCTTGATGTGTCTAAAGCAGCAGAAGACCATGTGAAGCATATTGTTATGGATACTGTGCAATCTTTAGTTAATTTAAGTCCCGTCGATACTGGTGCATACCGTGCTTCACATATGGTTTCGGTTGGATCTGGTGACTATGGCATACGTGGACCTGAAACTAACCCAATTCAAGATGCCGCTATTCAAGCCGTGAAGTTTAAGTTGGGCAATTTAGTTTATATCCAGAACAACCAGCCTTATGCAGAGCGCTTAGAAAATGGGTGGTCTGATCAAGCACCACAAGGAATTTACAACACCACCTTTACCTTTATTTCTCAGAAGTATGGCGGCTAAAATGGCAATGACTTTAGAGCAGACAAGGCAAGCTATTATCGATCGCATGCAAAGCTTTACAGGTATTACGCAAGACAGAATCCAGTATCCAAATTTACCAGGCTTTAATGTACCTAAAGATGGTGTTTGGTGCCGCTTAACGATTGCAGGTGGTCCCAGTTTTACTTCTGGCATTGCAGATAAGCCATGTACTCGCCGTACCGGTAATATCATGATTCAATGCTTTGCACGTCCCAATTCAGGAATAATTGAAATCACAAAATTGAGTGATGCATTACTTGCTCATTTTGAATATTTCACAATCGAACACTTAGAATGTTTGAATGGCCAATCTATTTATGCGGGTAAAGATGCTGACTTCATTCAATACAATGTATCAATAAGTTTTTTAGTTAACTAAAGCACATAACAAACCAATCTTTCACTACCACCTCATCGGTGGTTTTTTTATGTCTAAAGGAAACACTTATGAGCAATCATGTTTTTAAGCGTGGTGACACTTTCAACTTAAATCTTCAGCTAGTTGATATGGATGAAACTTTGCAATATCCACCCGATGATATCCGTCGTGCAATTGATCTAACCGGTTACACCTTTACTTCACAGATTAAAGCTTTGGCTGATGGAGCAGCTGTGGCTACCTTGACTTGTGCAGCACTAAACCAGAGTACACAGAAGGGATGGCTGAATATTAAATCAGGTGCAAGCACAGCAGCTTGGCCATTAGGTTTATGTCAGATGGATATCAAGGCCGTTGTTAGTGGTAATACACAACATACCGAAACCTTAACCTTTCAAGTAATTGACGGGGTGACAGCATAATGGCAAATCTTGTATTCAAATTTAGTTGGGATCATCGGCCATTCCCCTATAACGCCTCACAGGGCAAGCGGCAGTTTATGCTGCCATTTGCTTCGGGCATCCCTAATCTAAATCCTAACTTTTCACAAGTTCAAGGAACTGCAGCAATCTCTCAAGGGGGTACTGGAGCAACCACTGCAGCAGAAGCGCGAAATAATCTTGGTGCTGCTGAAAAAGGTGTAAATACTGACATTACTGAAATGAAAGGTTTAGCTACTCCACTTTCAGTTGCGCAAGGTGGAACGGGTGCTTCTTCTACAGCAGGTGCTCGTTTAGTTCTTGGTTTAGGTGATATAGGGACTTCTGGATTTTTTGGAAGTAAAATTAGCGAGCTATATGACAAGGTGTCGGTTCCACAATGGATAGCTGTATTAGGTGATAACAAGTTTGCATTTATTTCGAATGGTGATTGGCAGGGCGGTAATGTAAATAACCCTTTAAATATGCCGAATCGCTATGGATCATTAATGTCATATTTGGGGTCAAACTCATACGGAACTTATTCTTGGCAATTCTTCAAAGGTGTGCACGGGCACCAAATGTCATATCGATATGGTGCTGGATCTGATGCATGGTCAGCATGGGGGCATTTTAAAACTAGTTTTAATACCTCAGTCGATGCAAATGGATTCTTAAAGTCAGCATCACCAGTTGTGAAGTTATTTAAGGATCATATTGAGCTAAATAGTGATGCAGAAAAGCAGCCTATTGAATTTAAGAAAGTCGATGTAGGCGACTATTTACTTAAAGGCTCTTTAGGCTTTGCTCAAGAAGGTTGGTATATCGAAGTACCTAAGGATGCCAACGGTAATACGGTAGTAGCAGTTGAATATTCAACCTTAGAAAATGGTGATCTTTCTATTAAAACTTATAAACGTAAGTTTGATGTGGAAAAGGCAGCCATTGTAGCTGATCTCGAAAATCCACTTGATATTCCAGAAGGCCGCTGGATTGATATCCGTCTGCATGAAGAACCTGAACCAGAGCCTGAAGAGCCGTTGAGTGAAACACCAGTGGATTTCCAGCCGACTAACTTATCTCAGGCAGTTGCTGCAGCCATGAATGGCGTGGAACCGCCAGAAATCTCAGAAACAGACGAAACACTTTAATAACCCGCTTAAACAGCGGGTTTTTTATTGCCTAAATTTTGGAGAACCATAAATGAGTTCAGGCGCAAAAATTCGATTATATGCTTGTGAGGAAGCAGTTTTAGGAACAACTCCTGCAAATCCAGTCTGGTACACCGTTCGCCGTGTTACTGATAGTTTGACTGAAAATGTTACTACTGAAGATAGCAGTGAAGTAGTTGATTCACGTTTTCGCCAAGGCGCTGTTGTAACGGAAGCCGAAGTAACTGGTCAACTAGAGTTTGAATTATCACTAGGTACCTTTGACTTATTCTTAAATGTTCTCGCTTTCAATAACTGGGCTGCAAATGCTTTAAGTTTTGGTGGTGGAGTACGTAAGTCTCTTACCTTGGTAAAAGTCTTTGAAGATATTGGTCAAGTCTTTATTTATCG